CCCAGAAACCTACCACATAAACAACCCGCCACTTGAAGAGGTAGTACCCCTGTACAATGCCAAACACCCGCTCAATAAATTAACCGCTGAACGATTAGGAAAAGAAACATGGCCAGTGAACTCTCCGAAGCCACCAGAGATTTGGTAAGAAGTCGGATACCCGACTATTGGACACTGACGCCCGACGACCAGGCCGCCCGCGCCATTAAAGTTATCGCTCAAGATTTCTACATCTACTGCGAGCGCAACCTGATGATTAAGGACAAAGTTACCCGCCAGGTGGTACCGTTCAAGCTGAACTGGGCACAGAAGCTACTGGTGGAGCGCGTACTCGACGATATTGCCCACAAACGGCCAGTCCGCTATATCATTCTCAAAGCCCGCCAGATGGGGCTGAGCACCGTGATAGAGGCCCTTTGTTATTGGTGGACCACGACCCACCGCTATGTGAACTCAGTGATTATTGCCCACGAAACCGAAGCCAGCTCAAACTTGTACAAAATGTTCCGTCGCTACTACGATTTCAGTAATTCGATGTTCAAGCCAGACCGCAAATATAACACCAAGCGCGACTTGGTATTTGACGTCGAAGACCAGGTGAAAGAGGAGTATGCCGAGATGGGCCAGCCCGCGCCTGGCTTGCAGTCGGAAATCAAAACGATGGTTGCCAAAGAGGGTAAGGGTCGTTCAGATACGATTAACTTCTTTCATGGCTCAGAGGTTGCGTTCTGGGAAGCCAACTCGGACGTTGTTAGCTCAGCCCTACAGGCTGTACCACTAGCGCCTGAGACGTTTGCTTTCCTGGAGTCCACAGCTAATGGTGTTGGTGGTTATTTCTACGACGAGTGGAACCTAGCCCAAAAAGGTGAGAGTGCGTTTAAGCCGTTGTTTTTTGCCTGGCATGAACACCCAGAGTATGAACTACCTGGCATTGTCGATATTTACAACGATGAAGAGTTGGAGCTTATCGAGATTTTCAAGGATAAAGGCTACAGCCTAGAGTCGTGGGACCGCAAGATTTTGTGGCGCCGTGAAAAAATGAAAGAGTTTCGCACCGACCCTAAGAAGTTTTACCAGGAGTATCCGAAAGATGATATGGAAGCGTTCTTATCGAGTGGTCGCCCAGTATTTGACATCAAGATGCTCAAGAAAATGGAGACGCTGGCGCTCAAACAGCCCGACCCAATCTTCGGTAACTTGGTACCAAATTCTGATGCCACGGCCAAAGAAAAATTTGTGCTTGAACAATTCAAGCGTACATTCCAGGACCAAGACCCGACGCCGCTTAAAATCTGGCAGTTGCCAATCCGCGACGACCCGACCACGCACCAGTCGGCCCACAAATACACGATTGCCGTGGACGTTTCCGAGGGCAAACTCGAACAGTCCAGCGACAAAAAGGAAAACGACTACTCAGTTATCGACGTTATGGACGTTTCAAATCTGCGGACTGTTGCCCGTTGGCGCGGCCACATCGACCCCGATTTACTTGGTGAAGTCGCCTTTGCGCTTGGCACATTTTACAACAATGCTCTGATTGCTGTTGAGGTAAACAACCACGGTATCAGCACCGTTCAGTCACTCCGCAATAAGTTCTACCGCAACCTATACCAGCGCGAAAGTTCCGAAGATGAACAGTTCCAGGTCCGCACTACCAAAATGGGTTGGGTTACGAATAAAAAGACCAAGCCAGTAATCATAAACGAAATGGTGAAAGATGTTCGTGAGGGTGATATAATCGACCTAGACGTAGTATTTATACGCGAGTGCATGACCTACGTTAGAGATGACCAGGGTTACACCAGCGCACAAGAGGGTACGTTCGATGACTGTGTTATGGCTAAGGCAATCAATTTGCAAATGGCTCAATGGTCGTCCTACGACACTGAATACGCTAAGGAAGCAATCCATAAACCAGTAAAGAGAAACAAATATGCAACCAGCCGCACCACAACCGACGACTTCGCAACCATCAGGACAGGGACAAGACGCCCTGCCACAAACACCGAAAGTGTCGCCCGCCGACGAGCTGCAAGAGCAGCACACCGACGAAGTCGTTAAAGCTACCGATTTATCACTTGAAAACGCCCTTAAAATGTATGATGACGCTAAGCGTTATACCGACACTGGGCTTCGCACCAACTGGGATAATTATTTTAAAGTCTACAAGGGCAAGCGCGTTGTCCGAAACTACGAGGGTATTTCTGACCCTGTAATCCGCGAGTCGCACACAATCATTGAGACTTTGGTGGCTAATATTGCGGGCGGCAATCCGAAATTCCACTTTGTCCAGACCAACGAAGAGCAATCTACCGATACCGAAATCCTAAACGGTATGCTCGACTACTACATGATTTGTAACCAGATGGGCTTAAAAAACCAGGAGTGGGTACGCGAAATGTTGCTCTATGGCACGGCCGTACTGCACGTTGCCTGGCGCGATGGTAAGCCGTGGATTGAGAATATCCCGCTGCGTGATTTCTTTGTAGACCCGACCGCTACCTGTATGGTACAGGGCGTTAATCCAGCACGTTACGCTGGATTTGAGTATTTGATAGATAAGGAAGTGGCCCGCCGCCAGCAGATTTACGACGCCGACCAACAGCAAATGGTACCTAAGTACCAGCATCTTGATGACATCGGTTTCGACGCCAGCTCAAACGAGACTTCTGGCGGGGCAAGCGGTGGCAACGGCGACCACAAGAGCATGGACAAAGCCTTTAAGGATATGTTCGCGGGCTCTACTTTGGGGACTAAGGCTACTGAAACTCAGCTTCACGTTATCTTGATGTACGACCTAATGAGTGGCAAATTGGTTGAAATTGGCAACCGCAAACAGTTTATTTATTACCAGGAAACTCACTTACAGCGCGAAGAAATGACCAAAGAGGTCGAAATCGAAGTGCCAGATATGAACGACCCAAGTGGCATTGCTACTAAGTTCGTTAAAATCACCAAGAAACTCGACGCTATCGACCCATTCTTGCCGTTTGCAGTGCTCCGCGACTACGTCGATACCAGCCAGTTCTATGGTGAGGGTGAAATGGCCATTATCATGGGCGATGCTGAGCTTTTAAACGACTACGAGAGCATGGACATCGACAACAACGCTTACCAGAACACCCCGATGTACTGGATTGACCCGCAATTTGCCGACTTGGCACCTGAAATCGAAACTATCCCTGGCGCCGTTTATCCAATTCCAAAGGGCGCTATGGGCGCGCTCGAACGACCACAGCTTTCTGGCGACCTGGACCAGAAGAAAGACCGTATTGCACAGCGTATGCGCTCCGCTACGGCCGCAGATGAAGCCGTGCAGGGCCTTACTGCCGATAAAGGCCGTGTTACTGCTACGGAAGTCTCGACTAGCATTAGCCAGGCTCAAAACCGCTTTAGCACGAAGATTAGCAACCTCGAAAATGAGGGCTATGCTCAGCTTGGCAATATTATCTTCAAAATGGTACAGATTTTCGTTACCACTACGACTGCCGTTCGCATTGTTGGCCCTATGGGCACTCACTTCAAAGACTTTGACCCGTGGGAGTATAACGGCGAGTGGGAAGCTCATGTCGAACTTGACACCACGATTAAGCAGAAACAGCTCGAAGTTGGCCAAAAAGACAACCAGATTTTCCAACAGCTCAGTGAAGACCCACACGGTGTCTTTGACCCAGTCGAAGTTAAGCGTTTTATCGTTCAGCACATCGACCCAACCGTTACCGATGAGAAATTCAATAAGATGCTTGCTAAAGACAAGGGCCCAACTGTCACCGAACAACAGAACCAGCAGGAAATGGCACTTGAGCTACACAAAACTGAGATGATGGCCGCCGTACAGATTTACGATAAGACTACTCCGTTCATCAAGGCACAGATTGAAACTGCCCTGACATTTACCCCAGACCCAATGCACGAACACGAAGAGCATACTCTGGCTATGGGTGAGGGCGCTAAGCAGGCTGATTTGCTAAACCCAATGACGCCCGCCGATGGCCAAGCCGACCCAATGATGGCTAACCACGGCAACCCTGGTACTCCAGCAGGCCCACCTAGTGCCTCTGGCGGTGCTGGAACTCCCGAAGTGCCCGCAGGCCCACCAATGCCAACCCCAGCCACGCCGCCCCCAGGTATGCCTGGACAGCCACAACCAGCTTGACATTTAGGCTATGGATTGATACATTAATACTCTAACCAAGGAGCAACACTATGGCAGTAGACCCAACACAAACGACACCCCCAGCGAATGTAGAACCAGGCGACGTTGAAGACGGCTCAGCAGTTGAGACGAAGACTCGTATTCAAAAAGTCAAAGAAGAGCATCAGAAAAAGGCCAATGAACGGGCCAACGCTCAGAATGAACTGAAAATTTCCTACAAGAAAATCAAAGATGAGCCCGCGTTCAAAGACATTTTGGCCAAGGCTACTCAATTTGCAGCTTATCACTTGACACTTGCCAAAGACGGCGTCGGCTACCAACAGACTGGTCAAAAAGACGACAGCGGCAACCCTGTACAGCAAACTGTATTCTTTTCACATGAAAAGCGTGTTACTGAGCTCGACAAGGCTGCGGGTATCGAAGAGCTACAGAGCTACATCGAACGCCAGATTAGCGAAGAGGCATTAACCCCTGTCGCTCCCAAAAAAGTTGTAACTTGACCTACGTTTCTACTTGGTGGTAAAGTTGTACCATAACCGCATTAGTGGTTAGCAATTTTAACTCACTAAGGAGAAACAAAGATGGAAGAAGACTCCACAACTGTTGCAGCGAATGACCAGGCAGAGGATACCTCTACTGACTCGACAGCGACAACGGACGACCAGAACACCGATAACGGTGACGACCTGGACACATCGACATCAACCGAGGAAGACTCGACTGATGGTGAAAGCGGCGACGCCGACACTACCACCGATGACAACTCAACCGATGAAGTTACTCACGCCAAGCAGTTCGATACCGACCTTGCTGAATGGGCTGAGAAAACTGGTCGTAAAATACCAGAGACGGACGAAGACCGTGCTTTACTTCAAGAAGTAAGAGACGGCCAACGCGAGTTCACCCGTTCCAAGCAGGCAAAAGACGCCGTAAAAGACGTTAATAAGGCAGTTAAAGATGCCCAGCCTGAGCAAACAGCAGACGAATATGCAGACCCTCTCGAAAAGAGGGTAGCAGAGGCAGAGGCCCGCCAAGCGGAGTCCGAAGCACTGCGCCTGCGTAGCGAATACGTCTCTGAAAACAATGTCACTGTCGAAGAGTCCAATGTTATGGCGACTATCTTGAAAGAGAAAGTCGAAAAGGCAGCCGCTATTAGTCCTGAAAAGGGCAAAGCAGCGTTTGACTACTGGTCCGACCCAGCAAACTTGGAAGACTGGCATGCTTTAGCGAAAGCTAGGCTTGCATCGACTAACACTGACACTTCCCAAATCGAAGCAGAAGCGGCTCGTAAAGAGCGAGAAAAAATTGCCAGAGAGAGTAAAGCAAACGGCCCAGCTCGTAATGC